CAATCTTGTCGGTGATTGCTTCAATTGCTGATCCGATATTCGGCATCCCTATGTCTTGCGAAATCGCCCATGGATCTACTTCGACCACCGGTGTGCTGTGTTCGACTTGCTCCATATTCTGACGCGTTGGACGTGCATTTGATGTGCCTTCCGGCAGATTGATTGCTCCAAGTACCAGATTCAAGCTGCGTCCAATTGCGGAGCTGACCGTATCTTCGACGTACCATTTTTTCATTTGAGTGTTAAAAGTCGAGACGTGCCCGAATGCGTAATCGATGCCAGCTGGCAACGTATCTTCGTGCTCACGATAAACGCGAGCTTCTACCAAGATGTAGCCTTCTTTCGCAGAAAAGTCGATGATCGATGTCTCGATGCGTCCGGTTGGATGAGTCTTCTGGAATCTAGTGATGCGAGCTGCGATGTCTTCATATCCATCCAAGAAGCTCATCGTGATATCTCCTTGCTTGCGATGTGGCGTGATACCGCACGGCCGCGAAGATAACCTTCACGCTGGCCGTCTTTGAGTCCAATTGAGTAGCCGATAATAAGTGCCAAGCCCATCAGCAAAATGATGCAGATCCACATCTGCACGAATTCAAATTGTGTCATTGTAAAGCTCCCGATTCTAAGAGCCGTATCTCAGCTCCCTGCCAGAAGCGTGACGGATGAATCCGCCGTCGTCAAGAATCGTGCGTGTCTTTCGGCGTGTCACTTGTGATTTTGTATGTGTTCAATCATGAGCGTCCGGAGCTCACGGATGTCAGCACGAATCCCATCGGCAAAGCCATTACTGACCGGCCGAGTATTCCGCTCACCTTTTGCAGCGTAAATGGCTGCGATGGCTGACACTGTTGCCGCTGCTATGAGTCCGACCGCCACGATTGCTTCTGTCATTTTCCCCGAATGACTCCGAAGTCTTTGTCGTTGACGTTAAGGAATCGCAAAATCACCGGTAAGACAGCTGCAAGACCAGCCATGAGAATTGCCTTGGGATCAGTGACGCCAGCCATGTAAACGGCCAGTGATGCGGCTAAGAATGATCGCAGCCATGAAGCTGCCATGCTTTTCATTTTTTTCATTTTTTCTTCTTGCCTTTCTTGGGAGCTTCATCCGGAATCTCCACACTTGGATATTCTCCCGAATATGCGACAAGACGTGCGCGAGCAAAGCCGACAATCTCCTTGCCGATGTAACGCTGCTTGATCATGACCATGCCACCATTTCGCTGGTCGCCAGTGCCGGATGTGTTGCCTTCGATGCACAGCACTGAAGACGTGCCAACCTTGGCCACAATTCCAATGTGAGAGATTCGATCGATGCCATCATGCGGAAAATCCATGAAGCAAAGATCACCGATTTGCGGCTTGTCCGTAATCCAGCGGCCAATGTCTTTCATTTTATTCGCTCCGGCAGCTGTTGAGACCATGGATGGAATCTTGATGCCGGCTTGATCCGCGCACCAATTCACAAATGATCCGCACCATGGCAAGCCGTCGGCCTTCATAAATTTTCCGTACTTGGTCAGATTGTCGCCTTCTTCAACTGTGCCGACTTCAGCGAGAGCCACTTCGATCAGTCGAGCAGCTGTGCCAGATGGATAAGTCATTCAGTTGACAATTCGTTCGGATACTTAATTCCTTTGTAAGCATCTGAGTTATATTTTTCGCAGACTGCCGCGCCCCATAAGTCAGCACCTTCTGCTGAGTCAAATGCGCCAACTTCGTCAATTTTTTTTGTGCCATCTTTGATGATGACTTTGAAGTCCTCTGTTACTGAATAATTAAATGCCATGTTATTTCCTTAGAATGATGTGTAAAGTTGTCCAGTAGCATCTGCATATATAGTACCTGCTGAATTGACAATTAGAGCGTTATTTGCTCCTGATCCCCAAATTGCATTTGTTTTTGTTAAGCCAAGCGGATAAGTGCCATTTAAGGTTAAATCGTAACTTGATAGTAAGTTTGTCGTTTTGAACCAAAATAGGTTATTAAAAAAAGCAGTTGCTTTATTGCTTAAAGTATTAAATGTGTAAGGAGAAGCACTAGCAGTTGTAAAAGTCGTTGTGCCAGTAATTGTGCCTGAAAAATAATATAAACTTCCACCAGCACCAATGTACCAAGTGCTATTGAAATATGTAAGCCAAAATGAGTTTGCTGTTCCAGTTCCAGCAAATGCAGTCCACGTTGTTCCGTTGGAAGAAAATGCGCCTGAATTTCCTCCCGATGCACTTCCAACAACTACATATTGAGAATTTGCAAATTGAACCATATAACCTGAAGTGCCAACTGTGCCTGTGATATTTCTAGCAGTCCATGTTATCCCATCGGTGGATGTGGAAATTCCATAACCTGCTGATACTTGATCTCCAACCGCAATCCATAAATTGTTCAAATATGCAACATGGTTTATGGTTACCGCACCAAATTGTGATGTTCTAGCAGTCCATGTTATCCCATCGGTGGATGTGGTTAATGTTCCATTTACTCCTACTGCCACAAATAATCCATTACCAAAAGCAACAAAATTTATTGCATTTGCTCCAAAACCGGATGTTCTGGAAGTCCATGTCGTTCCGTTAGTTGATGAGTAAAGTTTTCCAGCTCCGCCGGCTGCTACCCACAAATTTGAACCATTATAGGCAATAGAATTAAAAGCATTTCCATCGACGGAAGTAGTCATTCTTGGTGTATAATTTGGGATAACGCTGCTTGACCATGCAAGTCCAGTTGCAGCAGTTGAATCTGCGGTTAAAATTTGACCATTTGTTCCAACTGGTAAACGACTAAAAGTATCTGCCGCAGTACCTACTACTAGATCGCCTTTAGCATCTATTGCCGTTGCCATCGAGTTTGTGATTGTTACATCGCCGGATGTACCACCGCCTGAGATACCAGTGCCAGCATTGACGGCTGTTATGTCTCCAGATGCTGATGCAAACTGAAAGAAGACGGCTGCGCTGGCGCTGATAAAGTAGAGAACCCCACCTTGATATTGTGTAAGAACAAGGGATCCAGATGTATTTACTGTTGCGGTTCCTGCTGTGATTGTGCAGACTCCTGCACCTTGATTGTAAATAGTAACGATATCGCCTGCTGCAAATAATGAAGTATTCACTGTGATCGTAGTTGCACCTGCATTTGACATTGCGACGGTTGTGCCTGCATCGGCTGCGACGAGTGTATAACTGGTTGTCTTTGCGGTTGCATTTCCACCGAGCATTGCTGTCTGCTGCAACGATGTCATCTGCGCTGCGGTGAGCACCTGGCCCGTCGTAAAGGTCTGCTTTGCCATATCTTCTCCTTGTTTAGTAGCTTAGAACGCCGGCGACGTCTAAGACTCCCTGAGTTGCGCTGTTTAGAATAAATGCCTGGATGATCGGTTCGCTAGTGAGTATCTTAGTGGTGAATGTTGTCCTTGTTATGTCATGTTGCAAGCCTTGTACGAATAATTCCCTAGTGATTGATGTTGATCCCGGCATCGCCTTTGTCACATTGACCAGGTCAAATATTTCCAATTCAAGCCCTGCGATGTTTCTAGCGACTTGTCCATCGTCAACTAGGTTTAAAGTCATAGAGTCAATGCGAAGCGTCGCATCTTTGCGTGCGGAGAGAATCATGTTTGCCTGATCTAGCGATTCTGCATCTGTTTGAACAAGAATTCCGGTTCTGGCTCCTGAATGCTTAAAGTAGTTATCAATGGATGTCTGATCGCTTACCGTCTGATTGGTTCCGTTTAACCTTTGAACCGAGACGTCGTTGACGATCAAGGTGTCATCAAAGGCTAGGTCAATCTGGGCGTATCCGATCTCTGTACCGTCGTCGCTGAAATTTGTCGGTGTTGAGTCTGCTAGTTCACTTACTGTCGTTCTTGAATAGAAGGTTGCATCTCCTTCTGCCGATATGAAGAAGCCGCCGAGTTCGCTGACTTCTACCGTCTGAATCGCTTCAAGGACTGTTCTGTCTGCTGTTCCCGGATCTGCCTGCATGGAGCTATCGCCAGCGTCGATCGCTCTTTGGGAAATTGGCCAGTCGCTTGCATCTAGAAGTCTTTCGATTCGTGTTCCACTAAGTTGTCCTGCTCCAGTGTCTGGCACTGTCGTAATTCCTACGTTATTGAGAAGGCGGAAGCCGTCAACGCAGTTAAGGATCACTCTGGAAACTTCATCGGCTCCGATTGCGAATTGTGTGTCGTAGCTGGTGATAAATCCTGAAAATAAGTAGTAGCGAACGCCTTCATAATCTGCAAAGATTCGAATCTTGCGCAAAGGTATTAATTTTCCATAATAGGGGCCTGCTGTATTGGCCGGATTCCAGTCTCCTGTGTCGTCCTTGATTTCAACGACTGCCGTTCCTGCTTCAAATTGATTTAAGATTCGATTTCGTCCTCTGCGAATGGATGATCGCAAGATGATGCTTGAAATGTTGACGACGTCATCGCCGTCTGCGAGCTGTCCTTTGCCTAGTTGCCCTTTGTAGGCATCGTTTAATGTAAAGGCTACGGCGATGAATGCTGGGCCGTTGACGAAGTCGATCTCTGCTCCGAGTTGTGGAATGCCTGCCATTAGAGTTGAATCGCTGTCTTTGTGATCGGCTGACCATTATTTTGACCCTGGAGAATGGCATTGCGGATCGCATTGACGAGGTCGCCTTCAGTGGTGACGCTGCCGTTTACAACTATGTTGACTGTTGATCCGCCCATCGATCCCATTCGGTTGAGTGGAATGACTGCCTCTGGCCCTGCTTCACCGATCAACGCTGTTGTCGGACTGGTAACAATGCCGCCCGTTGCCATTTTGGGGATGGATGGAATACTGCCGGGGTTAGCGGCTTGATATGCTGCCGCGCCTTGAGCTGCGTAACGAGCACCGGACAAAGCCTCAGCTAAAGGTAAACCTGCTTGAAGGCCTTGTTGCAATGATGCATTTGCTATTGGATTTGTAAGCCTATTTGTACCGCCTAAACTTACACCACCGAGTGCTGCAAGATAAGCGTTAAGAGCTGCTAAGGCTTTAATCCATGAAGCTGCTGCCTGGTTACCGGGTGTAGGCCAAAGATCAGAAGGTGTTACTCCATCTGAAATTTTCTTTGCGTAATCTGCAACTTCTTTGTTTGTTAGCGCCCACTTGCTTGCAAGTTTAGTGATCTCTTGATCTGAAAGTTTGCCATCATTTAAGGCTGCAAAGAAATCAAGATATAATTCGGCTTGTGCTTTTGTAACTCCCCATTGGGCTGCAAGGGCATCGACTTCCTTTGTTGAAATCTTTCCATCATTGACTATAAAGATTGCGCTTGTGTAAGCAATAACGGCTTCTTTACTGATTCCCCATAAACGAGATAGAAGAAGAACTTCTTCTGTTGAAATTTTGGAATCTGCAACAACGCCAAGCAAGTCTGTATATCTCTTGATGGCATCGTTTGCCTTGAGTTGTGCTTCAAGATTAGCAAGTATGGTCTTGACGCGCTCTGCTTCTTGGATGTTTGCTTGTTTGATAAGATTCAGGCGCGCTGCTTCAAGTTGGATTGGATCTGTTTCTGTAGTTGGTTTAACTCCTAGCTTGCGCAAGGCTGCAAGGGCATTCTGTGTCTGAATAAGTTTGAGATCTGCTGCTGTAAGCGCCTTTGTCTTTCCTACTGTTTTACCGAGGTTAATGTTAAGGCCACCGAGACTCTTTAGGAAGTCATCTGTCGTTGCGTTTAATCCGTCAAATGAGAATTCTAAATCTTCGCCGCTTCCTTCGAGCTTTGTAATCTCACTATTGGCTTTTTTAGTTGCAATATAAAGACCGCCAAGTGTGGCCGTAAATGCGGCAATGCCAGCGGCTGCTGCTGCGACTGAAATTCCGCCGGTGGCTGCTGCCTGTGCTGCGGCTGCGCCAATCGCTGCTGCTCTGATTGCCTGGTAAGCCTTGACCAGTCCTTGTATCGCTGTAACGAATGCAATGACTTTGCTTGCTACGAATGTTGCTGCAAATATCGCGCCAAGTGTTACGAAGATTTCTTTATGCTTTGCTACAAATGCAAAGATTTTAAAGATTGCAAAACCGAAGCCTACAATGGCCTTGATTGCCTGTGTCATAACAGCAACGAGTTTGTTTCCATTTTCTTCCAGGAATTTTTGTATCGCTGGAATAACTTTCGTCACCATGACTGTGAATAATTCTTCAAGGACAGGAAGGAGCGCGGTGCCAAGTGTTTCTTTGGCTTCGTCAAATGCAATATTTAATCGAATCATTCTGAATTCAAAGGTATTTGCTCTTGTTGCTGCTGCTCCACCGAATGTCTTTGCTGTCACCGCAAGTATGGCGTTGAGGTCTTTGGCTTTGATCATGGCGTCAGTAATTGGCACGCCTAGATTTCGAAGTGCTTTGTAGTTTCCTTGTAGCGCCTTTGTTACTGCGTTTGTCGCTGAACCCAGATCGACGCTTCCGCCGGCTGAAATATCAAGAGCAAGGCCTAGAAGTTTTTGTGCATCCGTAATTGATCCGGTTACTGAGGCGAGTTTTCCTAGCGCCGGGCGCAATTCGTCATCAACGACTCCGAAGGCTCTTTGGATTTGGTCGATGTAGGTTTCGGTCGCTGCAATCGCTGCGTCTGTGGCTCCTGTGGTGTTCTTGAGCGAATTGGCAAGGATCGCTTGAGATTTTTCGTCTGCGATTGCTGCCTTGACGGAGTCAATTCCAATCTTGATTGCGAATGCTGCGCTGGCTGCTGCCGCTAATCCGAAGGCCTTGCCTACTTTGCCTGCAAATTTATCAAAACTTTTGCCGAGCTTGTTGATATCTCTGGCTGCTGCCTTGCTGCCCTTATCTGAATATTGGGTAATAATCCGGGCGGTTACTGCGCCTATTGCCATGCTCGGTTATCCCTTCTTATCTTTGTTTAGATTGGCTTGCAGGGTCTTCTGTGCATCGTCCATTGCTGATCTAATATTTGCATAAATCCGGGGGCGATCACGATCAATGACGGCCCATATTCCGCGACTGGCTTTGCGGAAGCGATCATTCAAGTTACCGATCATCTTGCGTCCAGTTGCTTGTCCTGGCGTCCTGCGTCCTGCGACTTCAAAGATAACGCCGGAGGCGGTCTTGTTGAAGAGTGCGCCTGCGCTGGTGGTGTAATCCGACCGCACGCGGCCTTCTGAGCGAGTTTTAATGATGCCCTGGCGAATGGCTTGCGGATCCCACGCTGGCCAGCCTTCACCACCTCTAGTGGTCTTTCGTGGGTTCTTTGCCGGCGTCGTTCTCCAGCCACTCATGGGTGGCTTGTCTGGGATCTGTTCTTTGGCGTTGCCTTCGGCTAGGCGCAGCTCGTCGTTGATTACTTTATTAAGCCGACGAGCTGCATCCTTGTCGAATTTTTTCAAGGCGGCGGTGGTTTCTTTGATGCCGCTAATTACAACGACTTCATTGGCCATGTTTGTTTGCCGCCTTTGCCTTTTCCTTGAGATAAATCACGATCGCTTCAAGTATGCCGTCTGGTGCATCCATTAATGAAATCGGATCTATTCCTGTCTCCACAGAAACTGCTGCTATTGAATATGTCAGGCTATCTCTGTGGATTCGGAATTTGGGTCTGTATCTAGTTGCACTCCTTCGAGCGTATCTAAGAACTCCGGGCCGAACGGTTTCACAACTATTCCGTTGGATTTAAGTGCAAGCCATCCGAGATAATAGATATGTTCGAGTTTCTGTTCTTCGCCGATGAGTTTGGCTAGGCCTTTGCCGTACTTCTGTTCAAAGTCGACGATGATGCGTGGTCGTAATGAGAACGTTTTTTCCACGCCATCAGTCGTCTTGACTTTGATATTTAATCCATCCATCTTTGTTTCCCCCTATTTTCTTTAGGATGTTGCTTTGGTAATTGCGCCGGAGATCGGCCAAGTCACACTCGCTGTTGCTAATTCGCCAACGGATCCATTTAGTGGAGTCCATTCTGAAATTAGCGCTGAAAATGTGTATTGCGGATTGATTGCTGTTGTTGTTCCTGCTACTGGCTTTGCAACGACTGTAGCTGCTGTTCCTAGCAGCGGATAAATTGTTTGTTCTATTGCAGAGGTTGCGTAATCTTGATTAAATTCAAAGGTCACAGAATTGTCTGCTAATCCGGCAACACGTGTCTTTGCTGTGTTTCCGAATGCAGTTGTTTCAACAATATCAAATGTTGAATTAAGAGATACGCTCGTAATATATTGAGAGATATCTGTGCTCGCAAGAACAACAGATGCGTTTGTTAGTACAAGTCTTGGCATTATGCGACCGCCTTCGTGATTGCTCCGGTTACTGGCCAAGTCACACTTGCAGTTGCCAATTCACCGACGGATCCGTTTATCGGAGTCCACTCTGAAATAATAGCAGAGCATGTATAACTTGGATTGAATGCGCTAGTGCTTGCGCCGTTTGGCTTGACGATTACTGTTGATGCTGTTCCGAGAAGTGGGTAGATTGTCTGCTCCACTTCGCCAGTTGCGTAGTCCTGATGGAATTCAAGAGTTACTGAATTGTCTGCAAGGCCAGCAACGCGTGTCTTTGCTGCTGTTGATGAGAATGCTGTTGTTTCAACGACGTCAAATGTTGAATTGAGTGTTACTGAGGCGACCAAATCGCTCAGATCCACTCCGCCGACGGAGATAAATGCGTTAGTGAGAACTATGCGAGCCATTATTTTGTCGCTCCTTCTTCTGTTTCTGTTTTGATGGATGGGATTTGTGGTGCTGTGTTACTTGCTTTGATGTGGTTTCCAGCGATCAGGGTTTCTGCGCTGACTCCTGCATCTTGCAATTCTTTAGCGGTGATTATGTCACCTTTGATTTTGCCGCAGACTTCTCGGTTTGAGATTACTGTGTATGTCATGTGGTTCTCCTTATCCCCAGATTGTTAAGCGGTATCGGTACGAGAGAAATGTGATTGATTGCGCGTCGTATGTTCCGGACTCTGCGCCGATCACTCGCAATGTCTGGCATGTTCCGCCTAGCGTTCTATCTCCCTCTATTGCTGCTTTGATAGATGTTGCCCCTGTTCCTGCAAGGTATCCATCGAGCTTGTCCTGGCCTGCTCGCTCTGAGAAGCGCTGGACGATCACATAAATATCAACATTTGCTTGGTCTAATCCCCGGGCGTTATCAATATCAAATGTAAAGTCGAGCTGGCCCACGATCGCGCATGGCGGTGTTACTGGTTCCGGGATTAATTCGTAAACGCGAAGGCCTGAGATGGTTTGAAGTCTTGTCTTCAATGCGTCGCGGACTTGGCTTGGTTGCATTGGCATTATTTTGCCAGCCCATTGTTCTTGCGGAATGGTCGAAGCAAGGCTTCAACATCTGCGTCAAGTTTGGCTGTGAGGCGCACTGTGCCTAAGTCTGGGCTTCCTGCGATGCCGAACGGCGACTGGCGGCGTGTAAATAATCGAGCTGCTTGGATCAAGGTTGCCATGTTGATCTCAGCTGGTACTGCGTTCCATCCCCAGACGCCAGTGATTCGGCATGCCTGTGGCAAATAATAAGGCCAAACGTAGCGGCCGATTGCAAGGATGCGGTTTACTGGCCAGCCGCGCTGTGGGTTGTTTACTGGCTCGAGCATGTAATCGCTGGTTGACCAGACGGTATCCCATGTCTGGTTGAAGTTGTCATCCGTTGCTACTTCGGTAATGGAAACGTTATCGTCCATGTTCATCGTCCACGGATCTAGCGGAGTGTAATAACGAGCCACTGGTGATTGCGTGGTTCCGTTGCGGTAAAAGAAGCGCCCGGTGTAATCGTCGATCATTCTGCTTGTTGCTGTAATCGCTGCTTCAAGTGGTGTGTCGTCCACGCTATCTGTGATCGCAAGCGATGCCTTCAATTCGGCAAGTGTGCAATAGGCGTTAGTTAGGGCCACGCTTCGTCCTTCTTTCCGGTTTCGGCAGCATTGCGCGTTCTAGTTTGGGATCGGCGGTTGCTGTTTCCTTTGCCGGCTTGCGCCGGGTCTTCTTAATCTTTCCAAATATCATGATGAATCTCTTCCATCCAGAAGCTTTTCTGA